ACGGTAAAACCTCCGAAGAGCGTGACCAGTCGGATCCCATTCTTTGATTTTTTTCTCAAGGTACTCAACGGCTTTAATCTGGTTTGGTGCCCCATTGTATGTCTCAGTCAGATTCAATAGGCATATAGAGGTCTGGCAAGTATGCCTTGTGAATGTTGGTATTTCTTTGTCGGCAGAAAGAAAAGCATTTAACTCAGCTCTTCTTCTGTCACGCATCCTGTCTCCTCCGCAAAGCCAGTACCTATTTATATAGGGACTCCACTCTGAAATAATCTGTTTTTTTGAGGCGTGGCTGTTAATTAGCTCCAGCAGCTTAGAATTCTTGAACCCAAGAATACCAAGGCTCCTCGCGAAGCTGAGCACTGCGCCTTTTTTGTGCCTGTTTAAGGGCACATATACGTATTGTGAAACCTCTTTCGAGAATTCTTTAAGATCTTCTACCAGTTGTCTCTCGATATCTTCTCTATCAGTCTTTTCATTGTACGCAACACGCCTTTTACCTAATTTCAGACTGTTGTAACCGATCCTCCAATTGGCCTCGCCAAAATCCTTGTATGCAGCAAAACGCCCCATACCTATGTAGGTACGAGGCGTTTCGTGAAACTTAATTAATTCAATACCAATATCTGTAAGAAAGGGGTAGTCCTTCCAAGACTGCTGTTTCTTACGGGACTTCAACAGTAGCGGTATAGCTCACCTCAGAATAACCGTCCAAGGTCAACAGGACAATGTAGTCTTTGGCGGCATTAGTGACAGTCACGCCGACTGCACCCTTCCCTTTACCAGCCTGGGCGACGTTAAAGGCCTTCTTGTAACCAGTAGGAGCACTTGCAGCAGAATGGTCATCTTCCTGGAAGATCTCCATGCCGATCACACCAAACGACTGGTTCAGTGAAACGGTAATGTCTCCTGTAGAGCCAGGGTTAACCTTAAATGCCCGTGTGTTCTGGCTCCTATCGTTGCCAGCACCAGCACCTTCATAAGTCACGTCGGAGCCTGTGTTTACAGAAAAGGTATCAAGGGTTCCTTGAACGGTACGAGTTGCCATTGTTATTAGGAGATTTGACCGAAGGTTTGGTAATTAAAGGTGACTTCGGCATCTATGCCGTGATCTTTTAGGATTGATAGGAACATCTGACGATCGTGAGCTTTTTGATGAAGCATTTCAACGAATGCTTCTTCTAATTCGTCTCGATCCATGCCCTGAATGGCTAGTGACGCTGCGTGGATTTGAAATTCAACATCCACCGGGAGTCCTAATGCATCCATTTTTAGCCTTTACCTTGGATCTATCCTACCAGCATTAAATTGATGGTCAATTAGATCGACTTCTACGCTTACGCCTACGGCTTCGCTCGGTTTTAGCCTCAACCAAAAACAAAATTCCAGAGAGGTAGGCGACAGTAAATAGAGTCAAAAAGCTGATGATAGGCATTTTTCTCTATGAGAGGTCACCACTTGACCTTGTGGGACCAATAACGCGCTGACATTTTATCTGGTTTGCTGTCTTGTGCGTTATGCCTTGCGTAATATGAGGCCTTTCTTGCCTTTTCTTTAGCGGTCTTAGGGTTTTTACCTGCCCCTTTGACACCCTGCTGGCCGAAACGAATAATCTTCTCTTTTCCGTCCTTGCATGCCTTCACGACATGGCTTTTAGTTTTATGCCCTGGAGTTTTCTTTGGCTTATTGCACTTCATGTGCTCCTTGGCTAGGTGTTTCGCCTTCTTGCGGTCAGCCATCTCACACCTTCAATACGCCTCGATCCATCTTGCCTGAGACGTCATCACCAACTTCACCACGCATGGCGCGGTCCCCGTCTTCAGGAATACGCTCTTCCTGCAGTTCCTTGATGTAACCGCCAAGAAATTCTTTCTCTTTATTTTTGTCTTTAGATTGCGACCCAGCTGATGGAGATGTCATCGTCAATGTACGCTTGAGCTAATTCTGTGCTGGGCAGCTTTATTGAGCAGGATTTTTGCTCAACCCATGCAGTAATTCTATCAAACCTTTCTTCCGTAAAGTATGGCAGTTCTTCGGTGTACCAATCATTGAGCAATGTCGATCCTTTGGCCCTATTGCAGCTTGAGCAGCAACACGCCATGTTTGATCGAATGTTATGGCCGCCCTTGTGTTTGGGCAAAATGTGATCGATTGTAGCGGTGTCAGCGGTCAATTTTTTACCGCAATAAGCACATTCCCAATCCCAACTCTCGAATATGAAGGCTCTAAATTTTCGACGAGCAGCTTTGGGGCTTAAAACAATTAAGTTAACCAGTAAGTCTTGCTCGCAATGAAACACTTGTGGTATTCCAGCTATGTCAAAACTGTAGGCTGCACACACTTGTGCTCTACGTTATGCTTGCACCACCGGGAGCGTGGTGGAATCGGTAGACACACAGGACTTAAAATCCTGAGACCACAGCGGTCGTGAGGGTTCGAGCCCCTCCGCTCCTATCAATCAGTTAAGCCAGGCGACAAAAAATCGTGATCTTCTTCGGCTGGATCAAATTCAGCATCCTCTAAAATTTTTAGAATAAAGTAATGTAATTTGTCGACAACCCAGCGCAGATCTTCGTCTGGGATGTCTTTTATAATCGCCTCCAGACGCATTTCACGGGACGGAGGAGATAAGTGTTCAGCAACCGTCTCAAGCGCCTTGTAGCGACTCCTTGTGAGACCTTCCATCATCTCAATTGGCCTCAGTAACCGCCTCGGTCAGCTTAGGCGCCATACGTTGCTTGACAATTGCGATTCCCTCAAGGGCACCAGTGACCTTTAGATACAGCTCCTTATCTCGCATCAATGAATCCTCAGCAGCACGGATTTTATCTGCAAGATCCTGCTGTTGAATAAGGAGTTTATCCTCTGTGTCGGTAAGGATTTCGTCCATTACTGCCCTTGATTTGGAATCAGTATAGCTCACAATTCATGAAATCTAATAAAGCCCCAGCCACTGGCTCCGCCTCCGTAAAAAATTCGCTTCTGTGACATTTCCCTGTCATAAGTAACACCTTTACCTGCGCCCTCAACAGTAGATTCCCAAAGCCCGTCTTTCAAATCAAGGCGTCCACAAGGATCGTGCAGTAGCCAGGAATCACTGCTATAGCCATAAAGGCAGACGTAATAGGTGAGCCCAAAAGGCCTCCTATGCGTCCCTTTGGCTACGATCGCTAAAACTACAGGCCGGCCCTCGTCGATCTCATCTTCAATCTCGTCAGGACCGATAGTATGAGAAACAGTACAACCGACTCCGATCTCTGAAAGTCCTGCACGATTGTCGGCCTTATAAGTACCAGTACCGTGCTTATAGACGGCTGATAAATAATCGTCAAGGTCCTTAATAGGACTCATATTTAAGCCTATCAAAGCACTTGCCGTACTGTAAATCAGGCCTTTGCGGTGGTCATGCTCTTTTTCGAGCGGAAGATGAAAGTAAGGGCAACCCTCTATATAGCGAAAACCTTCTTTTTCTTTATAGGGTTTTTCGATTATTTCGTCTTGTTCGATCACCCAGTCATCTTTGACTAAAAGCCAAGTGCCTAGCGGTGAATCAATGACAAGTGATGACTCTAGTTCCTCTAAAAGCCTGCAGCTTGGTATTCGACGATCTTTTAGAAATTCTCCTTGTTTCTCATTGTCTGAAAGGACCACAAAATTAGTATTAACTACAGCCCTGATACTTACTTCCCGTGCCATGAAAAATTCTATTCTTTCTTATGATACATAATTTCAAGCATGGCAACACGCAATATTGTCTTTAGTCGATAAAGACGCTCTTGTTCTTCGATGGGCCTTGCTGGACTACCTGGCCACATTTTCCAGTGAAAATCCACAGACTCAGCTAACTGAGCTATATCACTTTGGTGAAATTCAATCGTCAGATAAATATCGTCTTCATCGTCAGATTTAGGCATCGCAATCTTTTAGAGCAGTAGCAACTGTGCCGCCGATCTCAGCTCCTTTCTCTTGACCAAACATAACAGCCCAACCGCTTGCAAGCCAACCCACATACGGAATCGCATTTAATGCAGGAGCAACACTACTGACTACGCCAGCGCCAACCATCGCACCTGTGCTCTCGCCAGACCCTGCCGCCTTTATACACTCTAATTGTTTTGCAGTCAACTTTCCCGATTCAACGGGACCGCCCTCACCTGTATTCCTGTATCCATCCATAGTGTATTCATGTGTTTCATATTCTCTTCGATCTTCAATTGATTTCTCTGCTGGCTTGAAAAGTCCGCCCTCCCTGTTCCTGGCCTCATTCAAGTCCAGTACCCTACGGGATTTCATTACTTTGGGGTCATTGGCGTTGTATTGCAACTGATATCCCTGCTTGTTCACATTGACTTTGTAAGACGAGTAAGGACCTGTTGGCAGGTTAATAGACGGCATTATTACTTTATTATCCTCTTTCAGTACTTGAAGCAAATGTCCAAGTACGCCAAGATGGGCGATGCCGATGATCGTGGCTGCACCAATAAGTAGAGGTTTGCAATTCATTTTTACATTTTGTAGGTGTCGTCTTTTTCAGTTGTAGTCGTGATTTTAAGAGGCGCTTGCTCAACTCTAATGACTTGGGCCGGCGCAGTCTGTGCAGCCTTTTCAATCAATTTTTCGATATCAGCTTTTGTGATACCAGAACCCCCATTCATCTTCATCGTACCGTCACCAGATTTCTTTGCTGTCTGGACCCCATAAGAAGCGAGTACTCCCGTAAATACGCTGGCAATGAAAGTCGGATCAATTTTCTGTTGGGCCAAGCCAGGAATAGTTACGTAATTCAGAGTAAGGATTCCACCACTCCAAATTAAAACACCGAGTCGTACAAAGTTTGAGAGAATTGCAAGATGTTCTTCGCTATCACCTGCTTTCTCCTTAATCTTTGCAAAAACACTTTTCTTTTTAGGGTCTTTGGGATCTTCCTTTACAACTTCAGCCATGGGTACAATCACTTTCATTTAATATCATACTGTGTTTCCTCCGTTTAATATCAGAGTAGTGTAGATAAAACCATGCTCCGAATCTTCGCATTAATCATCTTATTTGCAGGGGCTGCACGTGCAGATATTACTCATAAATTACAAAGTTCAGTACAGCTGACTGTCGATGGTGCAGCTAGTCAGGCAACACGTATTGGCAGCACTTACTCAGTAAGTGGCTCTAACGTCTCTGTCAAGTCAGGGAGCTCCTTTGGCGGTCTTGGTGCTCTTTCATCTGGTACTGCAGTCGGATATACCCCTATGGGGGCAGAAATCACCACCACTGGCGATGCCTTTACATTTAGCGAGTCATACATCGAAGGAGATGATGTGACCAGTGGAACGACAGTGTCGTCAGGTGTTGTCCCTTCTCTTCCCATGCTGGGCTCGACTACAACCTCCTCTGGTGGTGTAGCAGGATCGCTGGCTGGAACGATCGCTACAGACGGTGCAATGACGATTACGGCTGGTGGCGCCGGTACAACGGCAACAGGACAGCACGTAAGTGAGGTCACCGTGCGTTGACATGTATAACCTTCGCGATTCGCTTGTACTAGGTTTTTGCCTAGGAATTTTGCATGGCCTTTCGCAAGCTGCGTACTCAGTTCCTGTAGTCCCAAACTTCACTCAAGGCAGCTTACAGTCAAAAACTGAGACAACATCAGTGGTCTCTGAAACAATAAATTCAATTGACTACAACACTGGGTACCAGTACTCTGTAACTGGTAGTAATATCAAAAATACTGGCGGAAGTCTCGCGCCAAGTGCTACCGACTCGACCTCAAATACGGTCAATGGAGTCACAAGTACATGGACAACTCTCGATACTGCAAACAAACCGAGATGGGAGATAGTGAATCCCGGAAAAGGCTTTCAGTTCACAGAAACCATGACAGGTCCGGGTCTGTCCAATCAGACTGTAATTCAAAGAACCACAGAAATTCACAGCGTTACAGAAAGTACCTCCATATTCTCTCAATAAGTGCGATAGCTACTTTTGCTTCACCCTGCATGGCAGCTGATATTGGTGGTGTAAGCGCCACAGCAAACCCGGTCGCGACAAGCAGCGGCTCGGTTACCAATCAGGCAATTCAGGTGTTACAAGGCCCGTATATAACCAATACCTACGGAATGGGCATACAGTGTCAAGGCCCTACACTTAATATCACTCCTTTTATTACCAATAGTAATTCTTTTCAGAAACCGTTTGAGGGCTACTACAAAGATCCTGTCTATGACGTCAGCGATGTTGACGGCGATGGAGTAATTGATAATCCAGGTGAAATTTTATATTGGAAAGATGTAAGGACAGGCCAAAAAGATACGCACAGCTTAAACGCTGGACTTTCCGCCACAATATCTTTTCCCTTAGACAATAGTTTGCAAAAACGTTGTAAAAAAGCTGTCGACACACAAATAGCTCTTCAACAACAAGTGCTTGCGAATCGAAGACTAGATTTTGAAATCGCAAGACTTAAAAATTGTGGTGAGCTCGCAAAGAATGGTATAACTTTTCACCCAAAATCACCATACTTTGATGTTTGCAAGGATGTTGTAGTTAAGATGCCAGGCGATACTTTAGTCCCGCATTATCATCCTATTTCTTTAAAGCAACTCGAAGAGCACGAATCGCACGATTCCGATCACGTTGGGCAAGACGACGCTGTAAAACACTCTCTACCTTCTGGTTCTGTCCTCTCAACGCAGCAATCTTCTTCATTATCTTCTTCACAGTAGGTTTAATTAATTTTAAAAGAAGATCTGCTAATGGTTTGGCCAATAAAGCAGACGTAGTGGCGACGACAGCTATGGTTGCTGTAGTAGTTACTTGAGGCGCTGTGGGTAAATATTTTTCGACAAAGGATACTTCACTTATCACTTCAGCTTTAATTTCTAAGCATTTGTTGTCAACTAAGTTGTAGCCATCTGCACAAACAGGCTTAGTTTCTACACTATCCTTTTCTTTATTATTAGCTGTATTTATTTCACCAGTAACAGGTGGTATTGGCAACGTAGTTTTTGCAAAATCCTCAGTTTTTTGGTCTTGTTTTTGCGCAGGTTTTGACCCCCTATACCCACTAAATTTAGCTGGCTTTTGATATATTAAATTTTCAGGAGTGTAGTCAAGAGGAGAAAAAGTTGGCTGATTTGCATCACAATAAGTCCTCACTCCTTTCGGATCATCATCGCCAATTATGTCCGATTTATCTGAACTAGGGTGCGCCTTAACGCAACCAGGTATTTGAATAATTGGTGTGCCAAGAGTCAAGGTAACGGGTGGTGACACCGCATTGACAACTGGCGGTACGCCTACCCAATTATGAATAGGTCGGATGTACAAATCACCTACAGGCCTGACTGTAAGATCAGGTATTGAAGGCATTACTAAAAGGGTAACGCAGGACCCGTAGTGGTTGGGATTGCGTCTAAAGTCTTCTTGTCACCTGCTTTGATTTCGGGCTTAATAGTGTCTGTAAACATTGATCCCATGTTGCCCTTAATTGCGTCAGTCTGCTTAGTCAATTGACTAGACATTTGGCCGGAAATAGCTCCTAGCAGAGCTTTTTTCTGATTCTCAATAATTGCGTCTTTATTGAGAAACAAGTACCCAATTAAAAGGTTTGGGGCCAAAGCTAGGACGGTGATGATGATTTTAAATACCATGGTTCAGCGTGCTCGTGCAGTTTTAAGGGGATGCTCAGCAAATGCCATATACACATATGTTCTGCCGCTACCGTTTGTATCAGTGTCTGTGACTCTTGTCTTAAATCCGTTGCTCAGCAAGTCAATATACAAATTTGAGTCACCAGACTCCTCGGTTCTGTTGTCATCAAGCTTTTGACGGCGTTCCGCTGGGTTGTAAACGTCTCGCGTTGTGTCCCAACAGCTCCACATGCTTGTGTGGCTAGTGCATTTTATTACTAAATATGCAATTTTAAAACCTGTGTATATAAATGCACCATCAGCATTTCCGTTGCCGGTGTACGAACCAAACGCGCTATAGCCTGCGACAGGTGCAAAGCAGTAAGCCACTCCGTCGCTGTTACTATTCCACCAACTGCCAACACTAAAAACGGAGTTAGTTGGAGCCGCGCCAAACCTAGTGGCACCTGAACTGGCTGCGTCAGTTGTGTTTAAAGTAAGGAACTGGCTGGTGTCATAGCTGTGTTGCACGGGCCATACTGACGATTGGTTTCTTATTTTGGAAATAATTAAACCAGGAGCAGCATTTAATCCATGACCTACTGTTCCACTGTTTCCAGTCCAAGTAACAATCGAAAATCCAGCAGACGGATTGGTGCGGACAAGCGACTGAATACTTCCATCAAGATTAGACGCCCCAGCGGTGCTGTTTGTATTAGCCTGGCCACCCATCCCGCTATGCACACTACAGTAGTAATAAAGAGTTGGCGCACTTGCTGCTACGACAATTGTGGTTTTGGCGCCAGCCTGACCAGGTGTGCCTGTAGTCGTCACACCTGTCGTATATTCAGTGCCTCCGCCGTGCGTTCCGTTAGACGTAGTGGAGAATCGCAGTGGGTGGCCTGCGTTACTGGAATCTGACTGGTCAAACACATAGGTACTCCCTTCTTCAAGCTCAAGAGTCACGGCACTGGAGCCAAAGTCATCGAAGCGGTACTTGTTTCCACTATCGCTTACGACTTTAACGGTATATGTTTTACTACTGTTGGCGCCAGCGTCCCAAGCCCACGCGACATATGTCTGGCTGCTTTGATTGGTCATACCAGATGAACCAACAGTGAAGCCAGCAGAATCAATAGAACTCAGCTCTGTGGTTGTAGTGACTTCAGCAGCGGTCAAATTAGATGACAAATACTTGCCGCTTCCAACAACTGTGTTCCACAGACCGTGATCAGAAGTTGAACTCCTTTCTTTAAGCCACAAAAAGTCTGGGGAGAAACCGTAACCAGTAACTGCTTTGCTCGATTGACCATCGCCTGTGTACAAAAGGACATCCATCGCCGTCGAACCATTGGCAATCGTTGGGTCGGGAAGATTGGTGGTTACAAGCGCTAGATGGTTTGTTGGTGGCGTGTAGGCAAAGGGTCTAGCGCCGAAGTTAATAGTATTTTTTGAGGTTGAACCATAAACAGAAACACCTGCATAAAATGTTTTTGAGGTGTCCAAGCCAGTGGCAAAAGTTGATTCAGCACTTCCGTTAAAATAAAGAGTTACGGTGCCGTTGTCCATATCAAGCGCAACTCCAAGAGTTGTGCCTGAAGCGAAAGACGTATATCCAGTGCCATTACTTCCGTTTATGTAATAACCACCCCCTGCGTCACGTCCATAACTGCCTGCGACCTCGCCTATGTAACTGCCACTATTAGGATTTGAAGTGACTCCAATTAAAGTATTTGTTCCTTCAAACAAAACTTCCCAATACCACTTCCCAGAATTGACCCCAATCGTTGAAGTGGCTTGCACCCAGCTAGTGGTAGTCGCTGCAATCTTTAAATTACCTTCACTTAGATGTGAGGAAGCAGGAGATATTAAAGGATTCAACGTCGCATAGTTACCACCAACATTTGTCCCGTCGTCGTAGTTGGTTGGGGAGTCGATCAGGCTGTCAGTTTCTGAGGGGCTAGCGCCAACAATAGTGGTTCCGTCAATACGAAAAGCACGAAAATAATTAGTGCCGCCAGAGCTGCCTAAATATGCAATTTCAACTTTGTTTATAGCTCCACTGAAACTAAAATCGAACCATCCAAGAGTTGAGGAATTAGCTTGAAAAACACTGGATCCGTTGATTCTCAGTGTTGCAGTGGCCGCACCATTTGCAGTGTAAAACCCGACGGTACTGCTTGCAGCAGGAAGCGCAGTGCTCGTCATTTGGACATAGTCACCCCGGCTTATTTCTATGTAAGTAGACGTGCTGCCATCCCAAAAGTCTTGGTAGTTGCCGCTAACAATTTTGCTATTCGGATCAGCCCCAGTCGCCGCATAAGCTGTAGCCCCAGCGTCAAGGTTAGTAACGTCCCAAGTGTTGCTATTCCCGCTGCTATCCGTTCCAAGTGCAGAGTTGCTGCTGTTGTCCGCAAACTTCAGATAGAAAGAATTTACTTCACCTATGGTTAGGGCATGATAAGCGCCATCGTAGTAAATCTCGATCATTCGCACGCTGAAAGCATTTCCGCCTGAAGTCGCGCTCCAACTCAAGCTGGTCAAAGTAGTAACGGTAAATTCTGCAGATTGATCATTTCCGTTGCTATAACTGCCACCTATACTGCTCCCATTAAGCTGCAAGTCGCTGTCAGCAGTTCCTGAGTTTCGGTCAACTCTAACTCTTACTTTTGTGATGCCTGTAATCGCTGTTGAAGGCTGAAAATTTAGAGTTTGGCCAGCAGCTGGCTGAGAGCGAGTTGAAGTATCTCCATCGAAGCTTCTGTCCTTAGTGGTATTAACGTTGTAATGCGTGCCTGAGGTGTCGGCTACCCAGTCGCCTAAATGCTTAGCAGTGCCATGCGTATACTCCTTTGGCTGCCAGACTCCGTTGCTATCTTCTTCTGCAAAATCATCCGCAGTAAGTGCCGTGCCATCAACAAAATGAATTTCGGCCATATAGCCGTCGAAATAAGAATCTGACCGCCCAATTACATGAACACCTGTGTTGCCACTGTTGTTCCAAGCGCCTTCATAGTTTTGTGAATAGTTTTGTAGATTATTTGTAGTCCAACTGGTCACCCTTGTCCCATTGATATAAATTTTGAAGCCGTCTTCTGCTGTGCCTTGGCTAGAATCGAACTGAAAAACGCAGTGATACCACGCACTAGGATCACGCAAAACAGCATCAGTTTTTTTGATAAATTGGTATGTGCCACTAGTGTTGTATTCATACACATACAACTTATCGTCGGACCCTATCCGTGAATAAAATTGTGGCGAACCACTAGAAGAGCCTGGCATCCCGAATAAGCCACGGTTGCTGCCTAGTTTTCCTAGCTTCATCCACCAAGAGAGCGTCCAAGTTTTTCTGTTCCCTGAAGAAGAAAAAGTTTTGCTTAAAGTCGAATTTACGCTGTTGTCAAACCTCAAGCTGCGGTCAATCTGGAACGCCGCAGCATCAGCAGCAGCCGCTGTAGCAAGAAACAGCGGGCTAGCACTTCCAGGAATACTCATGACCGCTTCGTATCCAGCAATGCCGTCATAGTAATCCGGCTAGAGCTTTCTACATAGTACGCAAGAACTGAAACTGCATTCGCCGTAGCAGTGACCGTCGGCACCGTACCGCCAGCAAATTTATACGCCGTGTTGTAACCCAATGTGCGGTTTCCTGTGCCATCCTGCGTGACCACAATCACACCTGACTGACCAGCAGTTGCGTTTGTTGGAGCGCTAAGCGTTGAGTCCTCTGCAAGCGTCAACGTGAAGTTATTGCCAAGACTTAGGTCCACTGCCACTGTCCCATCAGTCAGCGGAACAGGCGTTCCACGCTGTGCCTTTGTGTAGCTCTGAGCAACAGCAAGACCAGCAAGGGTTGTCGTTTCGTCAGGCAGCGTGACGGTTCGATCAGCAGTTGGATTGCAGGTTAGGGTCAGCTCGTGATCGTCAGCTGACGTGCCCTCCATCACGATGTTGCTGTTAAACGTCGCAACACCCGCAAAAGTTGTAGTGCTATCAAACGTTGCAACGCCTGTCACATCCAACGTGCCAGGGATGTCCACATTGCTAGTGAACTCGACACCTGTTCCAGCTGCATCGGTCTGCAGTAGTTGACGGGCAGAACCGTTCGCAAGCTTGCTGACTGCAATCTCAGCCGTTGCGCTGATGTCTGCGTCCGCAATCGTTGCGTTCGCAATCATCGTGCTAGTAACCGTTCCAGTATCGCCAGTGGTTACGACATTGCCCGTGACATCCGGAAACGTGATTGTGCGATCAGCAGTCGGGTTAGTGACTGTGATTGTGGTCTCGTTTGCATCATCTGCAGATCCCTCAAACGCCAGCACAGCGTTTTGACCCAACAGCACCGTGCCAGTAAACGTCGGGCTAGCAGCACCAATTTTTTCGCTGTCTAGCTCCTGCAGGGCTGACTGAACATTGCTTGCTGCAATGTTGCCAACAGGAACAACTGAAATGTTGGCTGCAGTTTGACCAGCAATAGCGTTGGAAACGTCAATCAACTCGAAAGTTGATCCCGTGCCAAGCGAGATCAACATGTCAGGTGGTGCAAGGGCCACTGCAGGCGCGTTGCCTGAACCTGTACCTGACGTGTCAACGACAACGTAATAGTTGAGGTTAGTGCCAGCAGGTGCAGGCAGTGCCGCTCCAGACGTAAAGCCAGCAGCAGAGCCAGCAGTCGTGACACTGGTCAGCAGGTTTGTGTTGGCGTTATACGTTCCAGCGTTGATCAGGTTGCCGCTGATAACCGTGATCGGCAGGAATGATGTTCCCGTATAAATGTAGAGATCTTCGTTCTTTTCATCGAAGAAGAACTGGCCTGTAAAGTCACCATCAGGGAAGGTAACGATGTTATCGGTAGCGCCAGCACCGCCAAACTTGGTGACACTTTGATTAGCAAGTTTTGCTGCCGTGATGGCATCTGTAGCGATGCGATCTGACGGGATCGTGCCGCTTGTAATCTTCGCAGCCGAAAGGTCAGGAATATCATCTGCAACCAGTGTGTCGCCTGTTGTGACATGACCTTGGCCGTCAATCGTCACCTTGGTGAAGGTGCCAGTCGTAACCGTGTTGCTGTGGTTTAGGTTGCCGCTGGCATCAACAGACAGACCCGTTCCAGGGATGACAGCACCTTTCGCAGAGCTGGTTGCAGCAGGAAGATCACTAGCCGTAATCGCACGACCGCCAGTGATCAGACCTTTTGCGCTGTAAGTAACGACATGGTGCGTAGTGCTAGCCGTTACGTCGTTATCAACCTCAATGGTGTTGGAGTCCATGCGGAGCCCTTCGCCATTGACGATCACACCGCCCTTGGCGCTGCTAGTCGCAACAGGAATATCGCTGCCAGTAATTGTTCGATACTCAACCGCACCACCAGCACTTGTGGGGCCGGCAAGGAATTGATTGGCTGCAGACGTGTCGTTAATGACAGCGGCAATCGTGACTGCACCACTTGTGGTCGTAGCAGTGATGTCGATGACACCAACGGTGCTGCCGGAAACACTATTGACCGAACCACCGGCCTTCAATTCCAGCCAAGACGAGCCGTCCCAACAATGAAGAGAGTTGTCGTCCGTATCAACTGCGAGCTGGCCAACAAAGCCACCAGAACCTGGCAGTGTCGTGACAAGATCGACCGTTGACTCATCGGCAAGCTTTGCTGCCGTTACGCCGTCGTTGGCGATTTTGGCAGTTGTGATCGCTGAGTCGGCAACAGCCGCTGTAGCAATATCACCTGCGGCAAAAAGAATCTTCGCGCCAGGGATCGTGTCGTCATTAATCAATGTGACGCCATTGGCGACCAAGTCGCCAACCGTCAGCTTCTTGGTCTCACTGGCGCTGTCGTCGACAACAGCAACTAAATCACCAGTGGCTAGAGCGGAGCCAGCAAGCGCATTAAGCTCACTAATTTTGAGATCAGCCATGGGTGGCTAGCTCCGTGTTAAACGTCCTGCTGTAACAGCAGTTTAGCGCCGCTGTCTTGATCCAAGCGTATTTCACCAGAGTCCTCTTGCAAGAGAGCGTCCCTTGGATCGACCGTGGCTCTTATTTGAATCTCACCAGTAGTTATAAAATCGGCAGTGATTTGGACTAAAGTGTTTGGATTAAATTGAACTGCACAAGCAGTTAAAACTCCTGTCACCTCATACCAAATCTCATCATCAGCTGCATTCGTGTGATTTGCCGGGTTGTAGCTAGCCGTCTTTAAGTAAAACTTGGCGGCAAAAGAGCTGCCAATCCTTGTGCGCAAAGCTAGCTCCAGCAAATAATGCGGCAATTCTTTAATAGAATCACCCGTATATTCCCACTCACAAGACATTCTGCCTGATCCAGACATCACTGTGCTTATTTGACTGCGAAACTGGTCAGAAAGAGTTGTTGTGTCTACAGTCTCACGAGTAGTATTTAGCTCATAACTTTGAACTCTCCCCAAGACCCTGTAAGAGGAGTTTGCAACAATGACCTTGATCGGGATGGCACTTCCTGGCGAGGCAAGAGCAATCGCATTCGCAGAATCACCGCCCATGGCGTGAGCGAAAGTGCTGAAAAGCCTGATGCCATCTAGCTCGTCAACATGAATAAATCTTTTAATACTATCGCTTGAATGACCGCTGATAAAGCTTAAGTTTGCGCCATCTGTGCTTGTGATTTCGATCTGGTCACCTGTAAGCAATTGACCATGCTCGAAATCAAAGCTAAATCGCTTGCGCGTTACGTTGACATCTGCTGGATCAATCGTAGAGGACAGCTCGCCTCCGTCGAATTGACGCTTCAGCTCAACCTCACCAAAAGTGCCTAGATATACGCTCATGAGATCGTTACTGTTGACAAGACGCCAGTGCCTTGGAAAGAAATTTCAGCCCTAACAATTTCGCCAGTTGATGCTCCAATTGAAGCGCTAGTTATATAAGCACTAAGCTTAATGTCGTTGTTGTCCGTTCCATCAACCCAGCGAAAGGTCAGGTCAACGGTGTCGCTACTGCTAACACCTTCGCTGCCAGTCTTGTAGAGCTTGTTTAGGAGGTTTGTGGTGTTGAAGCTGCCGTCATCTTCTTTGTAATACAACAACGTGGCACTGCCGCTATAACCGACGACACCAGGCACATAAACACGAATATGCTCGTTCAGCGTTGTCGTCTCAAGCGTTTCCAGATTTGACGACAGCTGAAAACTAACGACCTTGGCCAAGGTCGTCCCACCGAGCTGCAGTACGCCATCTCTGCCGGTGTAGACCTTTGCCATCAGATCACGCCAATCAGATTCACTGTAACAGTGCTAATCCCAGGCCGCACCTGGACAACCTGCGGCGGGCTTTCATATCTGTACTTAGCTTGGCTGCCAGAGGTAGAGGCAGTAGTTGTCGCAGCAGGTGTATTTGCCTGACCTCCCATTCCAGGATGGGCAGAACAGTAGTAATACAGCGTTGGCGCTCCAGTTGCTACCTGAATCCTTGTGTACGAGCCAGCTTGCCCAGGCGTTCCAAATGTCGTCACGCCAGTCGTGTACTCCGTTCCGCTGTTATGAGTGCCGTTGCTTGTTGTGGAAAAACGGAACGGATGCCCAGCATTAGAAACGTTTTGCTGGCTAAACAAATAAATCGTGCCTTCAGTCAACTCAAGCGTCTGCGCGTTGGCGGTGTAATTATCGTTGTCAAAACGAAAATAATTTTGGTTGCCATCAGCAACTACCTTGACGTTGTAGGTCACGGTAGGAGTCGCAATCTCTGCTGGCTTGAGCGCATCATCGTTGCCTTCCCAACCGCCTAACGCCTGTCCTGGCAGTTTAAAAGTTTGAAACGTGCCCTGCACTTCGTCGTAGTGGTCTAAAAAAAGCTCAGCATTGGGATCGCCGATGTTGGCGTAAGACAAGCTGAGTTTGACCTCAGTCCGTTCACTGCCATACAAAATGCGAGTCTCTTGGCCGTTTTGAGCCTTGAAAACCTTGACCGGATACGTTCCAGGGTCGTAACTCCGGCTAGAAGGCTTGAGAATTGGGAAAGCCATTAGGTGGGTTCAACTATGTGAACTAAGCTGTCGCTTGCGACAAGTTGCGCAAGCTTGCTAGCTCCATTCTCATCGCAAGGGTGCTCTGAAGCAACGATATCTACTGTGCCTTCCTCCGAAAAAGTCAGCTGCTCGACGACGTAGACGTTCTCGTGGACATTTGAGCCGATAAGACTAAAAACAGAATCATGGAATTTTTCATCATCAACAACTCCATTGCTAACACCCATTATGTCCTGCTCAACGTCTGCAGAGCCTGTCGCAAAGTACGACACGTCATACTGACCGTCTGCTAGATCGCTAACGCTGGTGACAACTCCAGTGCTACTCACCGTTCCATTGTTTGCGCTGTTATAGGGGCTTGAAGTAGTGACGACCTTGATGTAGTCACCTGCTTTTAGGTCTAATCCATGCACTGTTGTTGAAAAACTGATCGTATGGGTCACAAGGTCACGGATGCCCAAAAAGTATTTAGCGACTTGTATTGCGTGCCTTTTTGAAGTGCAGAACTGAGTTAAATCGAACTGCTCTTGGGTCAAAAGCTCAATCCCATGCTTGGTTAGCTGGTTTAGCAGCTTGACCTCTATGACTTTTTCCTGTGGAAATTTGTTTTTGGTTTCATGCCTGAAACGCACTACAGCCTTAAAAGGCCGTCGCTCTTCACTCCTCAAGTATTCAACCTTAAAACTGTCCTCAAGAATGTTGCCAGCGGTGAAAAGCTGCTTGATTGCAACTGGCCCCAAGTTAAGCTCACCACCTTCCATTACCGGCAAAGCTGGCAGCAAAGAAAACTTTCCGTTTGTAATTACAAAATTACACAGAAAGTATGGAGCTGTATCTGCAATAAACTGGCGCAAATTAGTGCGATCGCCAATCACGCCATTGAAAAACAATTTTTGCTTTTGAAGAAACCTTGATGTCTCGACGAGGTCAGCCTTGTTAATTAACGCTGGGTTGGTCTGCGCGTCACTAATTTTTAACAATGAACCTGCCCCACCCATAGTGTTGGCCATCAGGTAAAACACTAGGTCAGTAAACAAATTGCTTGGACCGTGAGCAAGCCCATTGACACTAAGATCTTCTAAGTCGTAGACAGATCGATCAGGGTGCAGTCGCGTTACATGCAAGCCACTGCCAAGCCAGCATCTCAGCTGATCAAGACTCGTGAAGTTACGGCTAGCTTTAAGAGACAAGCCGGCGAGTGTTGTGTGGTTGTATTGAGGAGTCTCTTTGTTCGGAACAATTTCATTCACATAAACGATTGTATGTTCTGGCTCAGACTCGTTTGACTTCTGCACAAGCCCACGGTAAAGGCTTATGTCCGCATATTGACTTTGGGTTTCATATATCTCTTCGCCTGATACGATTGTTGTAGTTTCTACTTTTCCAATATCGCCGATAACATATTTAAAGCCGGTTTTCTCAAATGCAGTGATATAAGGGTTGCTAGAAGATATTGTGACTAGATCACTATAAGTGTCTCCTTTGTTCCAGTTGCTTGTAGTATCTGAATCTTGTATGACTTCTATCTTGGTTGGATGATTCCAGCCCTTTGTCTCACCACTAAAATGGTTTACTTGCTCTTTTACAGTGGCCGTCATTTGCACTTTAATTTTCCTCGAACCGTCGGGATAGTTTTTAACAACGGTTTTTGACTCTCCTATTTCAAGATTTGCAGCATTTCCAAAAACTTCATAGTAGTAAGCCTGAGACTTGCCAACTGCAAACTCTCTTCTGTCTACATCAGTAATCCTGTATCTTTGCCCGGAAAACGTCATCGTTGCCACGGGATTATTGCGGAACGGGTTGCTGCTTGAATAAGCGCTCTGCGACGTACCATCACCAGTAGAGCCAAACCCGCGTTTAAACTCCAGCGGGTCATCGTTCACGCTATAGCCGTCAGAGCTTCCTACGACTTCAGTGCCCCTCCAGGCCCATGAATTCTCTGCGCCGTTGTCGCGTGCATAATGACCTTCTGGCAGTGGTCTCTTCTCAACCGTCCACTTAACTACAATCCATCGACGCCTGTTTGTACTTAAAATCTCCCTGGTCTGCTTTGTCTTAAAAGTACCGACTGCATGTACAGGGTCGTCAGCGTTTCCAAAAATTTCGTGGAAAAAAGCGCCTAATTTACCTGAAACAATGTCGCGCTCATTAGATATATTCGCCTCTCTTTCAATGCCGCTTACAGTGACTACGTCGCCTTCTACGTCTTGAGGTAAAGCAAAGCTACGAGTAACTGACTTGGGCTTTCTGGTTCCTTCTACTAATTCAGTTTTTTGTGGATCTCTAATAAACTGACTATTGAGTTCTATTTGACCTTTAACAATTCTATTGCCGGCAAGCGTTATGTTGATCGTTCCAAGCCCCGGGACATCGTCTGACAAATGCAGAGGATCACTGTCCTCCTCAGAAAGTGATGCAGACAAGCGAATCATTGGCTCTTCTTTATCCAATGACCTCAATTCAGAGCCAGGAATCGGAACAAACTTAAATTCAAGCTCTGTTGGCGGCAAGTCATGCGGATGAGTAAAACGCAGGAAATTGTATTGATCGACAGGACTGCTACCAGTAACAACAAAGTAATGATTTATTCTTTGAAACTCAAAGCTTTCTGAGGTTTCACCGAGGCCGGCTTTCCTGACAAAAACTTGAAAAACAGAAGATCTTGTGATTGGACCTGTGTAAGTACCTGAACGCACTTGGACATTTTTATCGTCAAACTTGTCCAATTCGTTGGGGCTTGGGACAGTGTTGAAAGCGCAAAGGCCCTGCAAATTCTGAAAAACCCTGCTTCTAATGCCAATTTCAGTAACGACTGCTGGCCTGTTGTTTCTCACCAAGCCCGTAGAAATTCGGGTCAAAGGGAAAAATCCTGCTCCAACGCCTCCCCTCCTGTTATTGGTGTATGGACTGCCTGAAGAGGGCTCAAACTCACCGCCGTCTGAAATAAAATGATCCGACGGGTCTATCACTAAGTCCCTGTTAAGAACGCCAATTTGTTTTTGACGAGACTCATTTGTGTCAATACACCTTAGGGTAATAAATTGATCCCGTGCATTATCTTCCTCGGGAGTAAATCTTGTCAGCCTCCGCCGGACAACCTTCCATATCGTATTTCCAATGGCAAACTGCTCTCCAACTTGCAACGCATCATCGGCAGCAAGTTGCTCTGATCTCACTGTTTGGTTAATGTCATCAACAGACTCTTTGCCTCTATTGTTGCTGCGCTCGTAAATATCTTCAGGTATTTGACGCTTGCTCATCTTAAACTCAATCTCATCGTCTACTTGAACGCTATAAATCTCTTTTGATGTGCCATCAGATGGCTTTATTTTTGTACCATTGCGCATAATCTGGACCACTCCCATGCGCGGGCTGTACTGGCGACCTTTACCTTCTTGATTTTGCCTTTTGACTCTGTCGAGAAAGTCTTCATCTTTGACATCCCCTTTTTTGTTTCTGCTGCCAGTAATTTTCAGGCGACGCAGAGCAAGGGATCTTTTGTATGGCTCTTTGTCTTGCTCATCTTGAATAGAAACGACTTCATAATTGACCCTATACCCCGTGCCATTTGCAATCGCGCCATAAACGCCAAACTCTGCATTATTAGAGAGAGAATATGCGTGGCAAAAATCTTCCGTATTATCAGCCGTATTGCTTGGACACAAAAATACGTCATCATCACCAGCATCGAATGGCATGGGATCTCCACGATCTGGAGCGCCTGCCGTTCCCCACACTAAGTTGTTACGTCTGATTCGACTTATGCCAGAAGCAGTCGTATTTTTTTTCCAGTAAAAAGCAAAAAAGTCTTCGTGAACAACGTCCAAGGCATTGTTGCCAAGGAAAATTCCTTCAAGACTTGGCTTTTCAATGCCATCTGGAGGGCTGTTGTTATTGGAAACCCCTTGCTCGCCTACAACAAACATCAACTTGGCTGATTGCTGCGTTCCATGACTGAACATTCTTGACCACACCAGTTTTGGTGTAACAAGCATTCCGCCAGTTTTAGTTGCTTCGTCGTAAAGACCGAAGATGATTGGGATAGGCAAGCCGTAATCTGCTAGCTCGTTCAGCGTGTCAAAACCTCGGCTTTGAGTAAAACGGTTGCCAGCATTAACGCTCCCAAGATTCATCTGAGACTGCTTTGATGCCTCAGGCATCTTGGGCTTTGGTGTTAAGAGATAAGCCGCACCACCAATAAGCAGTCCAATGCCCAGTTGAATAAGAAATGGCGTGGCAGGTCCTGCTTGGATTTCAGGGATGTGATCATATTCAGCGGGACGTATTACGCCCTTGCGCCGCACCTCAGCAGCAAACTTGCGATACTCCTCCTCAGTTACTCCAATCGTCTTGATTAATTCTTTCTCGAACGGAAGCAGGGGCAGTTCGTAAACAGACGGGCCGAAGACCACTGAACCTTCTCCGACATTCGATTGACGTACAAGAT